ACTAATGTTGGCCCATCTCTATGGCAGATGATGGGAAGTGGGCTTTGAGAGAAGTAACCAACCGCGATAGGAGATAAATTAAATGCCAAATTGGAAACGAGTCATAGTATCGGGCAGTTCAGCCCATTTAAATCATGTAACAGCAAGCGGTCACATAAGTGGCTCATCAACTTCAACTGGTTCGTTTGGTAGAGTTAATGCTTCAAGAGTTTACAATGTTAACAGAATAGAGGATGATGGTGGTGAACTCACAATCAGGTCTGATGATTTAAAAACTGTTGGTGACGGAATTACAATACAGAATTCAGGTGGCTCAGATATGATTGCAATTGCTCTTGATGGAAGTGTTGCAGAAATCAGTAGTCCTATAGTGTTTAATAATCCATTATCGTTTGCTAGTAATTTGGGTGCAAAAATAAGTGGCTCATCAATTTCAACTGGTTCGTTTGGACACTTAGTAATCGCAAAAGATGCACATATAGGTGAAGATGTATTAGCAGATGGTGATGTTGTAGCATATAATTCATCTGATATAAGACTTAAAGATAATGTAGAAGTTATAAAAGGTTCATTAGATAAAATAGAAGGTATTCGTGGTGTAGAATTTGATTGGAATGAAAAATCACCTGGTTGGGCAAAAGAAAGAGGACACGATGTTGGGGTAATAGCCCAAGAAGTTCAAAAAGTCGTTCCTGAAATAGTAGTAGAGAGAAAAAATGGTTATTTAGGAGTAGATTACAAGAGAATCGTTCCGTTATTAATAGAATCAGTAAAAGAATTAAGACAGGAAGTAAATGATCTAAAGAAAAAAGTGAGTTAGAGATATTTACTTGATATTTATAATATAGTTATACACAATAATAATAAGGAGAAACAGTTATGGCCGATCAAGAGACAAAATTCTCAGAAGAAGAATTGAAATCTTTACAAGACCTACAAACATCATATCAACAGAAACAACTTCAATTTGGACAATTAGAGGTTCAAAGGTTGTTAGTAACACAACAATTGGATTCACTTGATAGTGCAAAAGCCAAGTTGGAAGTTGAATATGGTGAAGTTCAAGATACTGAACGAAAGTTAGTTCAATCGTTGAATGAAAAGTATGGTCCTGGAAATTTAGATCCAGCAACAGGAGTATTTACTCCTGCACCAGCCCCCGTAGAAACTTCAGAAACTATTTAAAATAAACTCCCCCAAGTATATCGTTTGAGAAAGTTAGGCTATATTTATAGTAAATATTTATAGTCTAAAAACGACTAATTTAGTTATTTAAATTATAATAATAGGAGAAATAAAATGGCAGAAAGAATCGTATCGCCGGGTGTGTTTACGAGAGAACGAGATTTATCCTTTCTTCCTCAAGGAATTGCAGAAATTGGAGCATGTATAATTGGACCAACTATTAAAGGTCCTGCATTTGTTCCAACGGTAGTTAGGAATTTCCAAGAGTTTGAAGAAATGTTTGGGTCTACGGACAAACGTTATTATACACCGTACACGGTAGAAAAATATTTAGGTAGTCCTGGAACTGTTACGATAGTTAGGGTACTTAATACTGCAGGATATTCAGTTGATACTCTTGCAATTACAACAGGAGCATCTTCAGCAGCAACATATGGAAGTGCATCCGTTTCAATCACTAATATGAGTGATGGTAATAAGTTCGCTGTAACTGGTTCAGATGGAACTATATATACATTTGTAGCATCTGATGCACCAGTACCAGAAGATGTTGCAGGAGGAAACACATATTACTTTGTTGGTAGTGGTTCTCTTGCAGTAACGGGTAGTACTTTAACAGTTAACTTATCAACTGAAATTAACGCAGTTAGTGGTATTCCAGTATCTACTTCGTATTTAGATCCTGCAACCTTAGTAGTATCAGCATCAGCTACTGGAACTGGTGGAAATAGTATTAAATTCCAATCTGGTAGTACACAGACAACTTTACAAGGTGGTACAAATCAAGCGGGTGGTAAAGTACTTGCAGTATTAGCACCATCTCGTGGTGGTTCAAATGGAACTGCAGATTTAGAAGGTAGTACAATTAGTGGTACTTGGGCAGATGCAACACTTCAGTTGAGTGGTAGTAATTGGGGAGCTAAAGGAATAGCAACCACATACGCTACATATTCATTTTCATTTGATACTGGAAGTTCAAGTCCTCAATATATTGAAGATGTATTTAGTAGTGATGCACAAGTTCAAACTAACGCAGGTGGAAATACTCAACCAGCATATTTGTATAAGAACTTTAAATCACATCAGAATAGCTCGGGATACAGTTCGGGTGATTCTGTGAGTGTGGTAGACGGAAGTACGAGTTTAGCAATAACATATCAAAATGCATCTACACCTTATATACAATCACAGTTGGTAAGTGGAAATCGATATAACTTATTTAAAGTTAAGAGTCGTTCTCATGGTTCTGATGTGAATAGAAAGTATAAGATTAGAGTATTGAGTGTTAAGAAAGCTGGTACAATTGCAGGTAGTGATTATGGTTCATTTTCATTACAAGTAGCACAGACTGGATATGATGATAATTTATTAACCCAAAATAATGTTTTGGAACAATTTGATAATTTGAATTTTGATCCATTAAGTCCTAATTACTTTGCAAGACGGATTGGTGATAGGTATGTAACAATAGCCTCGGATGGTAAACTTACTTATAATGGTGATTGGCCAAATATGTCTAAACATATTTTCTTATCTGACTATTCAGCAATAGCCGATGGTGAAAGACCAAAAAGTGTTGTTCCTATGGGACATGCAGCAATTAGTAATCCATTCGGTAGTGATGATTCAACAATTCCATCAGCATCATTTAAACGGAATCAGTTAAATTCAAATGATACTTTCGAAGCAGATACAGTATATTATGGTTTGGATTATGATAACGCTAATATAGGTGCTAGGGAAGATCTACAACAATTTTTAGCTCCAGCCAATAGTTTTGGTGATGGTGCTAATATGTCTATGAGTTTGGAAGATATGTTAGGACATGCGGACGCATCTACACTTGGTGATACTTTTTCAGACGCAACAGAAAAAGTAACACTTGCATTATCTCATGTTAGACAGAGAAAGTTCGTTGTTCCATTTCAAAGTGGATTCGATGGTGCTAATCCTGCAGTTCCTAAATTTACAGCAGCAAATATTGTAGGTACAAACACACAAGGATTTGATTGTTCAACTTCTTCTACAGCAGGTACAACTGCATATAAGAAAGCAATTAACGCAATCAGTAATCCTGATGAGTTTGATATCAATATGTTAGTAACACCTGGTCTTATTCATGGACTACACTCAGCTGTAACTAATCACGCAATATCTAAGTGTGAAGCTCGTGGTGATGCATTCTATATTATAGATTGTGGTATTCATGGTGGATCAATAGCAAGTGCAACTTCGACTATTAATACACTCGATACTAACTACGCAGCAACCTATTACCCTTGGGTAAAGATTGTTGATAGGAATACTTCCTTACCAGTATGGGTTCCGCCTTCAGTTGTGTTACCTGGTGTTATTTCTTACACCGATAGTGTAGCACACGAATGGTTCGCACCAGCAGGTTTGAATCGTGGTGGATTACAATCACAGGGAGTAACGGAAGCACAGACAAGATTGACTCACGCTGAAAGAGATGAACTCTATGAAGCAAGAGTTAATCCAATCGCTTCATTCCCAGGTCAAGGTGTAGTAGTTTGGGGACAAAAGACCTTACAAGGTCGTCCTTCAGCACTTGATAGAGTGAATGTACGAAGATTGTTGATTAGATTGAAGAAGTTTATCGCTTCATCAAGTAGGTACTTAGTATTTGAACAAAATACTGCAGCTACGAGAAATAGATTCCTTAACATTGTGAATCCATTCTTAGAGTCAGTACAATCAAATAGTGGTTTATCCGCATTTAGAGTAGTAATGGATGATACAAATAATACTCCAGATGTTGTTGATAGAAATCAACTTGTTGGTCAGATATTTATCCAACCAACACGGACAGCTGAATTTATTGTATTGGACTTCGTAGTATTACCAACAGGAGCTACATTTCCTGAATAAGTTTAATCAATAGATTAAATAAACAAAAGCCCCTCTTTTTGAGGGGTTTTTTGTTGCCCGATATATTTATATATGAAGTATATAGTAAAACTTCTATAAAACTATGAAAAATGAATATAACGATTTTTTATAATTTTGATATTTATAGTTGAAGAATTAAACTTATTGGAGATTAAAGATGCCAGAACTATTAGATCCTTCTGAAATAATGTTCACACCGTTTGAACCGAAAACGAAAAATCGGTACATCATGTATATTGAGGGAATACCAGCTTATCTTATTAAAACAGCTAATAGACCTACAATAGCTTTTGAAACTATTGAACTTGACCATATCAATGTTAAACGATATGTTAAAGGTAAGGGTTCTTGGGAAGAATTAGAAATAACTCTATATGACCCCGTTGTTCCAAGTGGAGCACAAGCAGTAATGGAATGGGTAAGGTTAGGTCATGAATCAGTAACAGGTCGTGATGGATATTCGGATTTTTATAAGAAAGATGTAACAATTAATGTGTTAGGTCCAGTAGGTGATAAAGTTGAGGAATGGACATTAAAAGGTACATGGATTACCAACGCAACATTTGGTGATTTAGATTGGTCAAACGCAACTGATCCAGTTGATGTAACTTTGACACTAAGATACGATTACGCTATCCTACAATTCTAAGGAGAAAATATGAGTTTTTTAACAGAAATGCTATCAAGTGATGCTAAAATATCATCAAAGAGAACTGTTGGTTTTGCTGCTTTCTTTATGTTGATTTGTTGTTGGGGTGCTGACACCTTTTCTGCATTTGAGGTAAAGGATAAAATATTAGAATGTTTTATGTACATTACAGTAGTTGGATTGGGTGTAACAGCAGCGGAGAAATTTGCATCACCTAAATAATAATTTTGACTGGGTATCTTAACTGATACCCAGTAAAGTTTTAAATAATTGGTTATATTGTATAATTCAATATAGAATACAAAGGAGATAAAACATGGCAGAAGAAAAACGCCAATTTCCAACAGAGATGGTAAACTTGCCTTCTAAAGGAGTACTTTATCCAAAAGAATCTTCCATATCAAAAGGAGAAATTGAGGTAAAGTATATGACAGCAAAAGAGGAAGATATTTTAACATCACAAAATCTGATTCGGAAAGGAATAGTAATTGATAAACTGTTAGAATCATTAGTAGTAGATGAATCTATTAATTTAGATGATATTCTTATTGGTGATAAAAATGCATTAATGGTAGCATCAAGAGTATTAGGATATGGAAAGGATTATCAGTTTGAACTTAATTGTCCTGCCTGTGGTGAAAGAAATACTGATAATGTTGATTTGACAAAGTTAGGAGAAAAATCTATTGATCATTCACATCTTAAAGGTGGAAAAAATGAATTCGATTTTGAACTTCCTACGTCTAAACGAAAGATTACTTACAAATTACTCACTCAAAGCGATGAACGTGAAATTGATGCAGAACTTAAAGCTTTAAAAAAGATTTCAGGTGGAAGTAATGTAGATCCTGAAATAACAACACGATTAAAAAGAGCAATAGTATCTGTTGATGGTAAATCTGATACTGCTTATGTTAATAGTTTTGTAGACAATGAATTTTTATCACGAGATTCTTTAGCATTTAGAAATCATTTATTAGAAATCACTCCAGATGTAGATATGAATTATCTATTTACTTGTGAGTTATGTGATTTCGATCAGGAGGTGACGGTCCCAATGACCGTCCAGTTTTTTTGGCCTTCAGCCAAAAGATAGACCTCTAATACACACCGAAATATTTCAGCTCTGTTTTCACGGAAAGGGTGGGTTTACTCATTCCGAAGTCTATACTATGCCTACATTTTTTCGTAGGTTCTATTTAAAACAATTAGAAAAATCATATCAAGAAGAAAAAGAAGCTTACGATAAAGCTTCCGGGAAATCTTCCAAAGGAATTTCTCGTCCCCCATCGGTCAAAAAATAAATAATCTTATATTTATTATTGAACCAATCCAAGGTTTTATTCAGCATCAAAACAATAATTATATTGGAGTATTTTTATGAAAAAATCACAAAATGAATTGCGTGAATCTATTCTTTCTAAATTGATGGCTAAGATTGCAAGTGGGAAAAGAGTTCCGAAAGCAGTTAAGTCAATGGTAGATAAGGATCCAGAATTAAAAAAGAAGTTTGATGCTATTGAAAAGGATTTGGAAAAATTAGGAAAAGATACTAATAAAATATCAAAGCAAATAACTAAACGATATAAAGGAACACCACTCGAAAAATTTTTCTCCATCGGATAAATTGGATAAGTCATGGCAGATAAAGACGCAATTAAATTAACTAAAGAAAGAATAGCAGCTTTAAAGGAACTGCGAAAGTTAGAGGGAGAATTAACTGCGCAACAAGCAAAGACACTTGATGGACTTCGTGATACTCTTAAAGAACTACGAGGTTTCGGTAAACATCAGCAAAATATTATAAATAAGGGTGGGGTATATTCAGATTTATCTAAACAATGGGCGATGAATGCTGCATCAGAAGGAAAAACTCGACAAAATCTCGCAGGATTACAATCGAATCAAATGGGTATGTTTCAGAAGGCATTAAGTGGTGAACTGAAATCTCAGGAAGTCCAACAACAAAGAGTTGATTTGCAACAAATGTTAAATACCGAAATAAATAAACTTAAAGGTATTCAACCACAATTACATGCGTTGTTATCAGACCAAGTAAATTCGTCATTAAATATGTTAGATACTATAGAAGATACGAATGATGCTTATGTTGAAAGGGGTGATTTGGCAACCGAACTAACAGATAAACTTAATATGTTTGAAAGAGGATGGGATAGTATTAAGGAAAAAATAGGTGATGCTTGGAGTGTTGTTAAGGCAAATCCTATTAAATCAGTAATAGGATTACTTGCGGTTGGAGTTATGGCAGTAGGTAAACATTTGATGGGAATTGTTAAAGGTGCAGTAGCAATGCAAAAAGAACTTGGAGTTGGTGCTGGATTTGCAATGGATTTAGATTTGGCCACAAGAGAAGCAGCCGCTGGTGGATTTATGTATGGTGAGAATTTAGAAGATGTACAGGCTAGGGCATCCACACTTGTAGAAGAATGGGGAGTTATAAATGAAGAAACCAAAAATTCTATTACAGCTGCAAATGATTTAGAAAGAATGTATGGAGTATCAACTTCATCTGCAGCACA